CATCACCTCTATAAGCACTAGAACCCGCATTGGCATCTTGCACTCCAATATCTAATACGGGATAACTTGTAGTGTTGTGACCCGCTCTCAAGACTGATCCAGTGCTATAGACCATTAGATTGCCTTGTTCGTGGTAATTTCGCCTACCTATGGCTACCTGTTGATCTTGGTGTTGAACCCCCGTGTTATAGAACTCTAATGGGCCATTAACTTGGGTTGATATCTTCCACTTAGTCCAAGTCCCCCAACCCATTTCTATCCCATGTTCATCGTAACCATCTATCCGCAAGGTAGGCGTGGTTTTCCCAGCGCTACCCCCTTCAGGGCCAAGTAGCACATTACCGCTTAATTCTAGGGCTTCAGTCGGACTACTTGTTCCAATGCCTACATTACCAGCAGAACTTAAAACAATGTCAGTATTTCCTTCTCTACCTATTCTAAAATCATCTTGATGAGCATCTATAAAGTAATGGTTGTATGTAGAATCAAAGTCAGCAGCAGTGCGGAGTTTTATTTCTCCACCTTCGTCTTGACCTGTACCACCACCGTACACATCAACTAGCCCATTAGGGTCCGTGTCGTCTGTTCCAACGAAAAAAGTTCCAACTACTCTAGCATTACCGTTTACATCTAATGGAACCGTGGGAGATGCGTTTAAAATACCCACTCGGTTGTTAGATGAATCAA